GACCAAGGAGAGCCTTGGCGCGACCGATGCGCAGCTGGGCAACGTAAAGCCGGACAACACCTCGGCGCTTATCGCTGTGCAGTCTCAGTCTGAGGTTCCACTGGACAACCCCATGGCCTGTAAGTATGAGTTCGTAGAGGACGTGGGCAGGATATTGCTTGACATGATGGGGACTTACTATGGCGAGCGGCCTGTTATCGAGACGCAGACCGTGCAGATCCCGACCAAGAAAGCGACCACCAACCCCAACAATGGACAGCCTGTGTCCGATCCAACGACCGGGGAGCCTTTGATGGAGGACACGATCCAGACGCAGACTTACAAAGCTGTGACGATGTACGACTTTTCGAAGCTGAAGAATGTTTGGCTGAACGTTCGTGCGGATGTGGGCGCGTCCACATACTGGTCCAAGATAGCGATGGTGCAGACCCTCGACAATCTGCTAGGGAATGGGCTTATCGAGTTGATCGAATACTTCGAGCGGATGCCGGACGAGTACATCCCGATGAAAGAAGAACTTATCACGGCTCGAAAAAACCTCCAAGCGCAACAGGCCGGACTTCCGCCGGGTCAGGCGGGGCCAACAGTCCCGCCGAGCAGCGGAGGCGGCAGCATAGCCGGTGGTGGTGAGAGCAACGACAGTTTGTTGTCTACGATGCCGCCAAGTACGCAGGTGAAGTTTGAGGCCATGCCGGTGCAGTCCAAGAATGCGCTTCTCCGGCAGGCAGAGATGCAGGCTGTTGGAAGGACGGTGTAGCATTGGGTTGGCGGGAAAAAGCGAAGGAGCTGAAATTTATTGAAGGCCTTTCCTGGACCGAGACTTCAAGACAGATTCGGGAACAGTATTTCGAATCGGAGGATCCTAACAGCGTACATGAGAAGGTTAGGGGTTATCTGCGGGGGACGCCAGAGTACAAGGACCTCAAAAAGGAAGACTTCAAGCAGTCGAGCATTGAGTATAAGAAAGACGGCTCGGTCATCAGTGAGAAATTTATCACGGTCCGGGACGCAGACGACATTACACCGGAGTTTATCCTTGAAGCTCACGGACTTAATCCGGCTCTGTGGGAAGTTGTCGGTTACAAAAACAATATGTGGAACACCCAGGTCAAGGGAGGTTCCAAACAAATAAGTTATCAAAGCAAACTGACCGCAAAACCCAAAGTAGCAGGGCTCGACTTGGGCGAGATAGATAAGCACTTCGCCAAACTTGATCGGCAGCATTTTACGCCTGTAGCGATCAAGCAGTCAAAAGGCAACATGCTTGCTGAAGTCAACATTTCGGATCTACATCTGGGCAAACTCTGCTGGCACGGTAACACCCCGGAAAACTACGACTACAAAATAGCAAGACAATTATACTACAGGCTCCTAGCGGAGATCGCCGAGGAACTGAAAAGCAAACCGATAGATTATATCGTTTTCGTATGGGCGGATGATTTTTTCAACTCCGACAACGAGTCGCAAACTACAACCGGCGGTACTCCGCAGGACACAGACATCAGACACCAAAAGCTATACAACGTCGGCGTGGAAATGCTTGTCCGTGGGATTGAAACGCTAAGTCAGATTGCAAAAGTAGAAACCTTTTATACGCCAAGCAATCATGACCAAGACACCGGACATTACGCACTCAAGTATTTAGAAGCGTGGTTTCGGAAAGACCCAAATGTCACAGTAGAGCAAAGCGTCTATCCGAGAAAGTATAAGCTGTACGGAAACACTTTAATAGGCTTTTGTCACGGCGCAAAAGAAAACTCAAACAGCAACAAAGAAAAAGCGTCAAGGTTGGCGAGTCTTATGCCCTTAGAGGTTCCCGAACTTTGGGGGCGATCACTTTTTAGGGAAATGCACACCAAACATCTGCACAGCGAGCAAATGATATGCGAGATAAACGGGGTCATAGTCAGACGTATTAGCTCACCTACCGCCCTTGATACTTGGCACACCGAAAACGCCTACGTGGGCGCGGTCCGAAAAGCCCAAACATTCCTGTACGACAAGGACCGAGGGTTGATGCAGGTTATCAACACACCCGTTTAACGGAGCGGAATGCAAAACGGCTCCTTATGTTTGAAGCTATTTGATGCTTTTAAGTTATCAAAAGACGCAATCGGTCACTTGTATTCTGGCAAACTCGTGACGGATTTGCAAACGAAATGCAGAATAGTTGCAAATATCGTTGCGATATGGAACGAAAATAAATTATCGTTGCACTTTATTGTCAGCATACTTGCAGTAAAATCGCCTTATAATCGTACTATACACGAAAATGCGGTGGCAGAGTGATAGCATAGTGGTAGTTTCCATTTTGGAACCAACCACTTGGAACCAATAAGGTAACCTACACTTACCGGCAATCTAACACACTGTATGTTACATTAAAAGATTTGACATCGCAATTTGCGACCTCAAATACAAGGCCATCGTGGATAGTCGGTCCCGCTCTATCTGGTGGATAAGGAGCCTAAACAATCCACTAAGTCGGGTATAACTGTTGCCACGCAGGAAAGCCCGGCGGATGATTGCGGCGGCGGGGTATAAATCTCCGCTCGCAATCAAAAATGTGATTAAGTCGTCGGGAAAAGTCAGAATAATGTGATTTATTTGGATGACTTAATCGAGAAAATGAGTACGACATCCTCCTCCTTTCTTAGGGGCCGGCAAAGCGTATAACCTTGCCGGCCCCGCATATTTAAGCAGGGGATATTACATAGCAAAAATCAGAATCCTCTGATTTTTTATAAACTTTCTCGCCATGAAAGGAGAACTACAAATGTCCGGTAATAACAAAGCGACAACGATCGATGACCCGATTCTGCCCGATGGTTTTGAAGAGGGGGAAGATCTGTTCGCGACCGTAGATCCCGTGAAAGAGGCTCCTGCCAAAGAGACGAAGGACACGGAGACTGACCCTGTTGCGGATTCGCAAGACCCGGCTCCCGCCATAGAGACCGAGGCTGAGAAGAAAGCACGGATCAAAGTCAAGTTCAACCATGAAGAACGTGAGTTGGATGAGGACGAAGCGCGCCCGTTCATCGAAAAAGGGATGAACTACGACAAGAAGATCGAAGAACTTGAAATTGCGAAGCATCAGCTGACTCAAGCCGAGCAGCTTGCGCGTCGCATGGGGTTTGCCGATTCTTCAGAGATGCTCAAGGCCGCTGAAGAGAATCTCTTTAATAAGAGAGTGGCTGAACTGGTTGACGGTGGAGTGCACGAAGCAATCGCCAAGGATCTCGTTCAGCGTGAGTGGGAAAAAAATGCCGTTAAAGAAGTACCTCCCGACCCTGTGGTCCAGGAGATGGACGAGTTTGTTAAAGCCAACCCTGGCGTCGATAAGTTGCCAGAGGAGGTTATGCAGGCGGTAGTCTTTCAAAAGGTTCCGTTGCAGGTTGCCTATGAACGCTACAAGGCGAACAAGGCGCAGGAAGAGCTTCGGATATTAAAGCAGAATCAAGCCGCGGCGGCTAAAGCTCCTGTGGCGTCTACGACGAAGAGCGGATCCACTGACCAAAAGGCCACGGATCCGTTTTTACAGGGGTTTGATTCCGATGCGTGGTGATACACGAAAGGATGATAAATAATGTCAGTTAATCTCGCAACAAAATATTCCGATAAGGTCGATGAAAGATTCGATCGGGCCTCGCAGGCTCTGCAGGCTGCATCCAACACCTACGATTTTACCGGGGTCAACACCGTTAAGGTGTACAGCGTCCCTACCGCACCCATGAACGACTATTCCAGAACCGGTGCGGGCAGGTACGGTTCCCCCAGCGAGCTCCAGAACAGCGTGCAGGATCTTCTGCTCACCAAAGACAGGAGCTTCACGTTCACCATCGACCGGGGCAATAAGATCCAGAGCCAGATGGTGATGGACGCCGGCAAGGCGCTGGCCCGTCAGATTCGGGAAGTGGTCATCCCCGAGTTCGACACTCATTTTTTCAACAAACTGGCCGCTACAGCTGTCAACAAAACAAATGTTGACTATACTGCGGCTGCGTATAACACCGCCTACAAACTTTTCCTGGCGGGGCAGGAAGCTCTGGGTGATGCGAATGTCCCCGACTCCGGCAGGATCGCGTTTTGCAGTTATGCGTATGCGAATCTGCTGAAGCAGGACACCGCATTCATGAAGTACAGCGATCTTTCTCAGGAGATGATCCTGAAGGGCGTTATCGGTGAAATCGACGGCGTGAAGATCGTGAAGGTCCCCAAAAGCAGACTACCCATCGGGTGCAGCTTTATTCTGGCGCATCCGATTGCCAGCGTTGCTCCCAAGCAGCTGGAGGACTATAAGATCCACGATAATCCCCCGGGGATCAGCGGGTGGTTGGTTGAAGGACGTATCATCTATGATGCTTTCGTCCTGGATGAGAAGGCGGCCGCGGTCTATGCACATCTTGGTCTTGGCGACCTTCGCCCGATTACCGTCACTTCTGTGGCCGATGACGAAGGATCCGCCAATGATACGATCGTGACGATCGCCGAGAAGAAAGCTTTCGCCGAGCACAAGATCGTCTACAAGCTCGGGACCACGGCGACTGCTGTGACCTGGGGCGCCGATCTTTCCTCATGGACTGCTCTGCCCGCAGATGGCAAGATCGCAGCCGCTACCAGCACACTGGTGCAGGTGGCCGAGGTCAATGCCGATGACGAGGCGATCGGTCTTGGCGAAGCCCTCCTCGCGAAGAAGGGCGCGTGAAGAAGGGATAGTTATAGTTTGTGAAGGAGGGGCGCTTTTGCGCCCCTCTGTTTTGGAAAGGACGGCCCTCGATGCCTAATGCACGGGATGTCTTCAATAGAGCGGTTGCGTTGCTGGACGAGGTGGATGCGAAAACCGGTGGGGCGTTCAACGCTACAACGGTTACCTACGAGGCCAGAGCACCTTTCATTATCAACCTTTTGCAGGATGATTTGGTCCGTGTAAGCGGTTTTTCTAAGCAGGTCGATGTTTCTATCGACACGGCCATAGAAAACGCTGTGACGCTCCCTGACGACTGCGAGGAAGCCCTCTCCGTGGAGGTTCTCACGGGCGGCCCGGCGAACCAGCTTAGAATCGTTCAGGGGAGGGTATACCCTGGCGGGTCGTTCGAGGGTTCACTTCGGGTATACTACCGTCCGATTTTGGTCGTAGTTCGAGGTCTGAACGATGAGGTTGTAGATGACACTCAGATCATTACGGCTATGTCTTGGGGTCTTGCAAGAACGCTCGTAGCCAATGAGGGGAATGATGCTTTGGAACTTTTCTTTTCCAGGGAGTACGAGCGCCACAGAGCAGGACTTCAGCAGAAAAAGATCGTGCTGAAGACTTCGGTAGATGATGTCTACAACTTTTGGGGGTAGGAATGCCGAACTATAAAATTGACAGTTTCAAAGGATTGCGTTTCGGTGAGGTCGGATTGGCTAAAGGTGAATTGAATAAGCTTACCAATTTCCGGGTCGACAATAATCTGAAACTTGTAAAGCGGGGCGGCTATTCCCTGTTGCACGATACAGAAACCAGCGCACCTATTGATGGCCAGTGGTTTGGCAGGCTCAGTGGAAGCTGGGCGCATCTTTTAGCGTGCAACAAGAAGATCAGCTGCCGAACTGAAGACGGTACGGTTACGGAGGTGGGGTCTTACGTAGGCCGCAAAGTCAACTTCACGCAGTTTGGCAATGAAGTTTTCATACAAGACGGTGTGGAGTTTTATAAGTTTGACGGGAATATGGGCGGCGTCTCCGGGCTGAGTAATGTTCTGTTTGACAGCAGAGGCGCGGTTGTAACCTACCCATACACAGTGTCTCTGCCTTCAGGAGCCTATGAGTTCACACTCTGCGGGGGCAAAGGAGCAGATAAGCAGGCCCGCGTTGGAAAGGCTGTCGGAGTCGGCGGTTCTGGAGGGAGGATCCGATTCTCGCTTACCCTTGAATCGGCGGGAAGCGTCGTGATTAAGCACATATTCGCCAGCACTCCTACCATTGGGGATGCCTATGCAGTCTATGTGGGCGCGGACTTGGTTGCGGTTGTTGGTGGCGGTGGTGACGCGGGAGCGGGGAACAAATCCAATGATTACTACTACGGTTTTCCGGGCGGCCCAGGTGGTCCGCTTACTTTAGGGCCGCAGTACACCAGTCCTCCTGCTACAGGTTTATACCCGGCGTACCGTAACGCTACAGGGGGCACAATGGAGGAAGGCGGTTTAGGTGGTTCGGTTAACTACTCCACGTACTCTGATTCTGAGCCGGGCAATGCTTTTGATCACGCTACGGATCCAGGCAAAGGCGGACTTGTGGACTCAGCGCTGTCGAGCATTTTCCCCGGGCTTATCGGTAATGGGGGCAGCGGGTACTGCGGAGGTGGTGCAGGCGGGCTTTATACTGGCGGGAACTATCGCCTCGGGGGTGCTTCTGGCGGCGGGTCTTCGTTTGTCGCTGAGGACGCGGTGGCAGAGGTGTTTGAGAATGTCGGAGGGGTGCATCAATCCGCAGGATATATCCAGATCGTTCAGACGCTTACCTTCGGGACCATAAAAACTGTCGAAGGCTATATTCCGAAGGTCTATATCAGCGGACTCCCGGACGGAACCAACGCTACGGAGTACGAGCCGGTAAATATGCTGACAATGAAGAGAAGGCAGTCGTTCAACGGGGACGGTGTATCCACCGAGTTTCATCTTGTGGAGGCCACCAATGTGTCTATCGACAAGGCCACGGTCAACGGGTCTGAGTTTACCGGGTACACGGCGAATGCGGGGAAGGGTATCGTTACCATATCTCCGGCTCCGTCCGAAGGGGTGGACAACGTGGAGATCTGGTACACGCACTCGGCAACAAATTCGGCGAGATCCGAGATTACTTCTAAGACGCATGCGCGGTTGTTTGGCGGTAAAAATGACAATCGAATGTTCCTATATGGTGGCGGCAACCGGATCGTGTTCAGCGATCTTGCTTCTGGCATTCCAACTCCTGAGTATTTTCCAGTTTATAACACCATAGATGTGGGTTCGGCGCAGTACGGGGTTACGGGTCTGCGGCCTCACTATGATCGTATGCTGATATTCAAAGAGGACGCAACTTGGTGGACGCAGTACACTTTTGACAGTGTGCTGTATACTGCGAGCTTCCCGATATATCCGCTGAACGATAATGTGGGTGCAGAGTACATCGGGACAGACCAGTTGATTAGGAATAACCCCTATGTTCTCTCAGGGAAGCAGGTTTTCGAGTTTGTCACTTCCAGTGTCCGAGACGAGCGGAGTTCTAAGTACAAATCCGAAGCGGTGCAAGGGTTTTTAGAGACTTTGGATTTTACGAACGTGCTGACCTTTGATCACTTTCGCGAGAATGAGTACTGGATCGTAGCCGATAGAGATGCGTATATCTACAACTACGTGCTGGATCTCTGGTACCGCTTTACCTTCGGGCATCCTATTCGGAGTATCTGTGATGCGAAGGCAGGACTTGTGCTGGGGGATGATATCGGGCGGCTGTTCGTGATGGACGACTCCGGCATGGACTACGACCGTTTGATCGAAAGCGAGGCTGAGACGGGGTGGCTCGATCTTGGCGCTCCTGAGTTCTACAAGTACATAGACTACACATACCCGCAGATCGTATCCGGAGAAGGCGTGTCACTCGGCATGTCCATTATGGCGGACGGTGACCGGGAGCGAGAGATATTTTTTGATCAGTTTGAAGCACCGAGGATTCCTCGGCCGCTCAAAGTAAGAACAAAGGCCAAGAAATTTTCATACATCAAGTTTCGCTTTACCAATAACGAAGCGGGGGAGCTCAGACTGATCGGGCTTAGCGTTCCCTACAACGTTGCCGGTACGTACAGGGGGTAACCTATGATCACTAAAAACTATAACGTGCACGTGGATTTCAACGGCGGTGTGCAGTACACGCCCATCACTTTCGTGCAGAATGACTTTGGCACGGGGTCGCTCACTTACGATATTGAGCAGGCCATCGGCGATGCGAGGGTAGTTACGACGTTCCGAACTCCGAACGATGTGTCTTTTGCCATTCAGGCGACAAAGATTGATGAGCATACTGCGGTTCTGAACATGCCGGCAACAGCTCTTACCTCTCAGGGAGTTGTGGACTGCCAGATCGCTCTGTACGAAGACGGAGTTCGGCTTACAAATATTGTTTCGTATGAGATCACCGTACAGGCGGATCTTTCCGGGGAGGCGACGGTTGACCCTGAAGAATATACTATCGTTCAGCAACTTCTGGCTGAAATTGACGGTTTCCAAGAAGCCGAAGCCCTTCGAGTCTTGAATGAAGGGGCGGAGGATCCCCCGTCTGGCCGGGTAGGCGCCGAGCTGGCACGTGAGGCAGCAGAAGATGCAAGGGGGGTAGCCTATTTAGCGGCTGAGGGAGATCGGAACACCGCCTATGAGACCGCAGAGGGCCTTCGGGATACGGCTTATGGTGCGCAGGAAGACGTAAGAGACGGTCAGTATGCAACGGCAGAGGGCCTTCGGGATACGGCTTATGGTGCGCAGGAAGACGTAAGAGACGGTCAGTACTCCACAGCTGAAGGGCTGAGGGACACGGCCTACGATACAGCCGAGGGCGTAAGGGACGGTCAGTATGCAGCGGCTGAAGGGCTGAGGGACACGGCCTACGATACAGCCGAAACCGCACGAAATCTTTTTGAAAATTATAGCAACGTGAAGCAATATGTGGTTGGAAATAAAGTTACATATTATGGCAGTTCTTATGTTTGCGTTAAAAGTTCCTTAGGAAATACACCAATTACA